TGGCGTTCGACGGCATCCGCTCGTTCACGGGCGGTCAGGCCAGCGGACTGCAATCCGACCTGTTGGCCGAGAATCAGGTTCAGCAGTTGGTCAACATGACCCTGTCGCCCAAGGGGAGTCTTGAGACTCGTCGCGGGCTGACCAATTTCAACACCACGGCCACCAGCCAGGAAGGCTCGATTGGCGGGATGAGGTATTACGACACGGCGGCAAACGAGCAGTTGGTGACGGTGACTCAGGGCAGGCTTTACAGCATCGACTCCAACGGAAACGCCACGACCCACCCGGCGGACGAAATCTGGGACAGCATCAGCCGCACTTGGGGCAGCGAGGCGCAGCAATGGTCCGATGGTTTTTCTACAAATTACGACATCAAAGTAAGCATGGCGCAGTTCAACGACAAGATGTTTCTGGCCGACGCCGATGGTCCTCTTTATTACTTCGACGGCGACATTGCCACACGGCAAGGCGGCAAGGTTAGGGCCATCACGGTCACAAGCGGTGGCACGGGTTACACCAGCGCAACCGCCATCGTGACCGGGCCGGATTGGGGTGGAGCCATGCCGAACTTGATTACCACCGTGGCTGGCGGTGCCGTCACCGGCGTAACCGTGGTGGACGGAGGTTCTGGTTATTCGACGGCACCAACCGTCACCATTATTGGAAATGGGTCAGGAGCCACGGCCACGGCAACGGTCAGCCCGCCACCCCTGAATCTCAAGATTCTAATCAACACCGGCAACCGCCTTTTCGGGGTTGGATCGGGATCAAACCGAAACACGCTCTACGCATCCGACATACTTGATCCGGCTGTATGGGACTCGGCAAACAGCGCAATCATCAACGCCGACGACGGCGATGAGATCACGGCGATTGTTCCTTATTACGAAAACCGCATCATAGTATTCAAGAAACGTCGCATTTTTCAGGTCACCATTCCGCCGGACATGACCAGCGCGGCGGATTGGGTGATCCAGCTTATCTCCAACAACACCGGCTGCGTGGCCGAGGGGTCGGCCGTTCAGGTCAATTCCGACATCTTCTTCCTTTCCGACGACGGCATCCGCTCGCTGGTGCGTTCCGCATCCGACGACTTCACCTCGGTCGGGCTTCCCATCTCCGAGGTCGTCAAGGATGTCATTCAGGAAATCAACGTGGCCGAGATCGGGATATGCACGGCGGCCTTCTACGACAACCGCTACTTCCTTGCCGTGCCCACCGGCTCCAACGATTTCAACGATACCATCATCGTGTACAACACGATCCTTAACGCATTTGAGGGTACCTGGACCCCCAATGTCATGCAGTTTGCCCTGACCAATTTTCAGGACGAGGGATTGCGCTTGATGAAGAAGTCAACCACCGGGCAGATCCAGAAGTACAGCGGATACAAGACACCCGCGCAGGTGACCACGGCCGACTATCAGGATGCTGGCGTGGATTACGAATCCTATATCCGCACTTCCGACATGGACTTTGGAGATCCGTTTGCCGAGAAACATGGAAGTCATTTTGAGGTCATCTTTGACGACTCGTTTTCAACGGACGTGACCATCGCCATTCAGCGCGACACCGATGTTGGCGATATTGACGTCCAGCCCAACCTCAATGTTTCAAGCGCGGTTCTCACCCTTCCGTTCGTGTTGCCAGCCCAACTGCCATCCTCGGTCAAGAAAAGGATTGCCAGCGACCTTCGGGCCTACGAAAAATGGCGGCTGTTGAACATCAAGATTCAGAGTGCGGCCAACAAGATGGCAATCCGCCAGATCACGGCCGCCGCCAACCCGGACACCATCGAGGTTCAGAAAAGCCTGTGAGCGCGGTTGAGTTCATAGAGGCATCCGGCGTGCCAGAAGCCATGTGGCCCAATCTCAGGGAATGGTTTGATTGGCATAGGGAGCGCGGATTGGTCGGCGTGGCCAAGGACGGGGAAAGGGTCGCCGGAGTGGCGATTGCCAGATGCCTTGACATCGGGCAAGATCCTGATCATTATGAACATAGGGAGGATGGCGACACCGTGTTTGTTGATTTGACTGTGACCTCACTTGATGGTAAAAGTAACACCTTGAGCCGTAAGGCTCTAAGGTGCCTGCTGTCGATCCTTTGGGATCGTTTTGGTCCGCGCAGGAGGATCACATTCAAGCGCAATGGCGTTTATAAGGAGTACGATTACTACAATTTTATGCGAAAGGCATTAGCTTAACATGGGCGGCGGACCATCCATCCCGGCACCCCCTCCTCCGCCCGATCCGTTCAAGGCGGCGCAGGCCAACGCCCTGTTTTATCGTTCATCGCTGGAAACCTACATCGAGAAAGCGCCCGACATTGCGGAGCTTGAAAACAAGCTTCGCGTCAAGTATATGCCCGAACAGCGCAGGCTTGAACGCGATCTTGCTGCAGCCGATGCCTTGGCTCAGGTTCAGGCCGGACTTCAGCTTGAAAGGGAGTACGGCGGACAACGAACGCTGGAAACACTTCGCCGCCAATACGAGGCCGCGCCACAGGCTTTTGCCCTCAACCGCGCCATGGGAGAGCAGGCGGCCCTTCAGTTTGAGCGCCTGTACGGGCAAAGCCCGTTTGCGTCGGTTGAGCCTTCCGTGATGCAACCCGCAACCGCGCCGGAAGTTGATTACATGGCTTCCATCCAGCCGCAACAAATCGCCCAGCCGACCTACGATCTTGACCTTGCCGGATTGCTGGCAAGGAACGAGGAGGCAAGGAAGGCAACCGTGGCAAAGTTCAAAAAGAAGAGTCTCTGATATGTCGGCACGTGACGATTTTCTTAGGGCAACGTACGGCTACGCGCCAAGGGACATCAATTATCGCGGAACAATCGGCCGTGGCGGAAGCATTGATACCAAGGATTACCAGGCTGCGGTCACAAAGTTTATCGACAAACAAAGCCAGCAACGTGCGGCGGCGGCGCAAAAGGCGGCTGATGATGTCCGCAAGCAGACCGAGGAGCAGATGAAAACCATGGCCAAGCAGTATGAGGACAGGCTTTCGGCGTCATCGGAAACCCTGGCGCAGGCGATTTCAAGGCTCGCCCCGGGAAGAACCGGCGCTGGAACCACCCCGGCGGTGCCCGGTCAGTTGACGGCAAGAAATCTGGTTGGTTCAACCAATCTTGCCAGCCAGTTGAATTTTCAGGTTACCGACGAGGAGATTCTTAACGACATCAACAATGTCAGGCGTCAACGGCTGGATAGTCTGATTTCCTCCGGCATCGCAAATGCCGATGATACGGCAAGGAAGATTGCCGCCGCCCGGGCCAGCTTGGCCAGTCTCAGTCCGTCCGACAAAGGTTACCGCGCCATTGAGAAGACGATCAAGGAGCTGGAGCGCGAGTATTCCGACATCAACAGCGGCTTGGCGGAGGCCCGCCAGCGCATCACGGATTTCAAGCCTCTTTCACTTGCCGACGCGGAGGGTGTCAAAAGCATCCAGGGATTCAGGGATTATGTGAACCAACCGCTCGTCAACGAAGCTTTTGTGGCGCAACGCCAGATTGAGGATCTTAACACAGAGATTGAAACCTCACGGCGCGATCTTGAGCTTGCCAAGGGCGGCTTTGCATCCACGGAAACGTCCAACAATGCAAGAATCGAGGAGATCAACAAAACAAACGCAAGCCTTCAGGCAAAGCTTGGAAGAACCAAGCGGGCCAAGGACAAAGCGCAGATCAGTTCCCAGATTCAGGCCAACAACACACAGATTGAAACCATCAGGGCTGAAACCGAGGCAGCCAGGTCTGGTGTTGAGACGGCCCAAAGATCCTACAATCTCATGCAGGCCGGATACGACGAAAGGCTTTCCGCCGCCCAAGCCAATGTCGCCAATCTTCAGCAACGTGCAAGCGCTGGCGAGGTTTTTGACCCGGGAGCCGCATCCCGCCAATACCTCCAGCAAACACGGCAAGCCTTGCAGTTGCCGGAAGAACGTGCGCTCCAGCAGATCGCCCAGATCGACCCGGAAACCCTGCGAACCGCAGGCTTGCTTGGGGAGGAATACCGAAGGATGGCGGGTCGGCCCATCGAAGAAACGACAACGGCACAGACGGAGCAACTTCGGCAGACCATCGAACAGGAGGCGCTTAACCAGCTTCGCCTTGGTTCGACCATCGGCGCCGAGGAGCGCAGGGGCTATGAGCAGGCCATCCGTGCGGCGCAGACCGCCAGGGGGAATATCTTCGGCCTTGGTCCGGCCGTGCAGGAAGCCGCCCAACTTGGCCGCGCCGGGGAAGAACGCAAGCTTGCGCGTTACGGGGCGGCGCAACAATTTCTGGCGTCAGGCGAAACCACGGGAGCCGCGCTCCAGAGGGATATTGCGTTCAGGGACGCACTTGCCAGGCAACGCCTTGGTGCCGCCGCCGGTTTCATCGCGGGTGGCCCCTCGATTTACAATCTTGCTGGCCAGCGCACCGGGCAACAGCAGGCAGGATTTCAGGCTTATGTGCAGGCCAATCAGCCAGCCATCGGCGGCTTCCAGACAACCCAGGCGCAGATTCCGTTCTACCAGACCACACGGCCGGAGATTCCAGTGCAGTTGGCTGGACAGGCGGCAAGCATTTACAACCAGATGCAATCCTCGCAAGCCTCGATGTACGGGAGTCAGGTTGGGGCGCTTGCAAGCCAGCCCAGCGGCGCACAGATGTTTGGTCAAATTGCCGGAGGAATTGGAAGCATTTTAAGTCCATTCAAATTTGGATAATTTTATGGCAGACAG